GACCGTGTACACGAAGGCGGCGATGCTCGAAGGTGAACGTCATCACCTGGAGCCATTGTACTGGCGGCTGCTCGAAGACCTCGTGTCCGTCCGCCGACTCATCAACGAGCGCGTCGAGAAGAAGTCGTGAGCGTCCTCGTCGACTGCGACATCCTCTCGGCGATCGCGAACAGGCAGATCGCGATCGAACCGTTCGACCGCAAGGCGCTCGGCACCAACAGCTACGACGTGCACCTCGCGCCGACGCTGCGCGTGTACGCGAACGAGTACGAGCACGTCCGGTTGCCTCGCACCAACACGATCATCAAGGGCGACGAGATGCCGCTCGACATCAAGGTGCCGCGCAGGACGGTCGACTTGCCGATCCCACCCGACGGGTTGATCCTCCAACCAGGAGAGCTGTACCTCGCTAGCACGGTCGAGAACACGGCGTCAATGAAGCACCTGCCGATCCTGAACGGCAAGTCCAGCCTCGGGCGGCTCGGGCTCAGCATCCACGTGACCGCGGGCACCGGCGACGTCGGCTTCGTAGGTCACTGGACGATGGAGTTGTTCGTGATCAAGCCGCTCCGCATCTACGCTGGCATGGCGGTCGGACAGCTGCTGTGGTTCACGACGGAGAGCGCGCCCGAGATGCTGTACCGCGACAAGCCGAGCGCGAAGTACGCCGGAAGCGGATCGCTGCCGGAACCGAGCAAGATGCACCAGGAGCACGCACGTGCCAAGAGCGAGGAGTAGCGACAACATGGGAAGGAAACCCGGATACCGACAGGTGACTCTCTACGTGGAGCCTGTGCTCTACGAGCGCGTCAAGAACATCGCGTACTCGCTCAACGAGGACATCTACGTGTTCGTCGAGGAGGCGTTCAACAGCGCGACCACTCGGCGAAGCACCAAGTCTCAACGCGACACCATCGACGCGATGATCGCTCAGAACATGAAACACCGGGCGACCAAGCAGAAGAAGCAGTAGTACAGTGCCTCGCAGGAAGGCAAAGAACCATGGCGCTGTCAGTTTCCGGATCCAAGAAAAAGAAGAAGTCCAAGAAGAAGGCGAAGAAGCCGGTCGGCGGCGCGAAGAGAGGCGGAGGGCGCTCGAAGAGCAAAGCTCGGGGCGGTCGTCGCGGCAAGGCTCCCAAGAACAAGTCGGGCAAGTCCGGCAAAGGCTGACGCCGCTCGCGGACGCGAAGCGTCTGCTCGCCGACGTCCATCGTCGTGCCGACCGCGTGGTCGTCGGGTTGAGCGGCGGCAAGGACTCGCTCGTCACGCTCGACCTATGCGTCCGTGAGTTCGGCGCGGAGAACGTCCGCGCGTTCTTCATGTACCTCGTGAAGGGTCTCGACTGCGTCGAGTCGACGCTCCGCTGGTGCATGCGCCACTACGAGATCGACGTCGAGTTCCTCCCACACTGGCAGCTCGCCAACTCGTACAAGTACGCCGAGTACATGCCTCACCGGACCGGCGCTTCGGAGTGGCGTGACACGAGGCTCATCGACATCGAGCAGGCAGCTCGCCTGAAGACCGGAGCTGACTGGCTGGCGTACGGTCACCGCATGACCGACTCGATCGAACGCGTCGGCATGCTCAGCAAGTTGAAGGGTCTCGATCCTGTAGGTCGTCGCGTGTACCCGCTGTGGCGGTGGAACGAGGCGTCGGTGATGTCCTACCTGCGTCACCACAAGATCCCGCAGCCGCCGAAGCTCACGATCCTCAAGCGCTCGATGACCGGAGTCTCCTTCCAGGAGGACACGCTGCTCGCGATCCGGTCGAAGTTTCCGGACGACTACGAGAAGATCGTAGAGGTCTTCCCGTACCTGCCCGCGAAGCTCGCTCGTTACAACCTGCAGAAGAACAGCTGGAAGCAGAAGACCTATGCGGACAAGTGGAAGTCTCCGTTGAAGGGCAGATGAGATGAAGAAGAAAGAAAAAGCATCGTCAGCAGAGTTGCACCCATCGCAGAAATTCGTGACGGCGCGTATCCATCGCAAGCAGATCAAGAACGCACCGTACAACCCGCGACAGATCGACGACCACGCGCGCAAGAAGCTGAAGAAGAACGTCGAGAAGAACGGGCTGCTCGAAGCACTCGTGTGGAACAAGCGCACCGGCAACCTGGTGTCTGGTCACCAGCGTCTCTCCATCCTCGACGACATTGCAAGCACTGACCAATACCTGCTCGACGTCGCCGTGGTCGACCTCGATGAGAAGACCGAGAAGGAGCAGAACATCTTCTTCAACAACCCGAGCACGCAAGGCACGTACGACGTCGACGGTCTCGGCAGGATGCTGAAGGAGGACGACGTCGACTACAAGAAGGCCGGCTTCGACGACATGGACCTCCAGATGATCTTCGAGGACACCGACTACGCGGTGACGATGTTCGACACCGACGACGCGCCGAAGTCCGTGAAGGAAGACCTGGAGCAGCTCGAAGACATCCAGCGGATGAAGCGCGAGCGCAAGGAGCACCGCGAGCGCGACCAGGAGAGCAACGACGCGGAGTTCTACGCCATCGTCACTTTTCCTGACCGCGACGCGCAGGGCGACTTCATGGAGCGCGTCGGGATGAGTCGGAGCGACCGCTACGTCGACGGCGTGCGGCTCAGGACGAACCTCGAAGCATCGAAGCCGCAGACCAAGACGCGCGACGGCGAGACGTTCGAGGCGCTGACGTTCTGGGTCGCCAAGGACCAGAAGAATGTGATCGACGACGAGCTGGTCCGCATCGGCGCGCTGCTGAAGGGCAAGAACATCCGCGGTCGCGCGCTGGAGGCCATGGCTGTGATCTCGGGACAGACGCCGGTCGAGAACATCACCGGTGAAGATTCCGAAGAGCCTCCGCCGAAGAAGAAGCGTAAGGTCGACTGAATGGCGGACAACCCTGACGAACAAGTCGCGCTGCTATTCCATGGGCTGGTGAGCGACCTGCAGCACAACGACGTCGCGAGGTTCGAGGAGGAGCAGAAGAAGGAGCGTGCGGCTCGCGACGCTCTCCGTCACCAAGCTCCGAACTGCGGGATGAACGCGGCCGAGCTGCTGAAGAAGATCGACGGCGACCCGGCGGGCGACCAGAAGCGCATCGACAACGAGCTGACGCGGATCAGCAAGGAAGCGCAGGCCGCCGTCGACAAAGAGAAGAAGAACGAACCACTACCGATCGGGTTCTTCCCACCACCACCGACAAGCGGTTAGACTGAACGTCATGGGTCTCAAACCGCAGATGATGTGTTGCTCGCTGTGCGGACACAAGTGGGTCGGCACGCAGTCGGGTTGCCCGAACTGCCAAGGGATCGCGAAGTCCGAGGGCGAGTACACGAAGAAGACGTTGCAAGGTGAAGAGAACGACCTGAAGAAGGGTCTGCGTTGAGAATCTTCATCGACCTCCACGCGCTCGCTTCGTTCGACCTCGACCAGCTGCAGAAGGCGTTCGACCAACACATCACCATCGACGACACGGATCCAGGCACGGCGGCGCTCGTCCAGTCAGGAGTCGTCAACCTCGCCGCGAGCGCGACCTCCGTGCAGTTCCCGTTCGGAAGCGTGACCTCGGCGTCGCTCCTGGTGATCGTCGCTGATCAAGAAGTCCTCGTGCAGCTCGACAGCAACACGGCGCCGTCGGTCCCGGTGAGGCCGGTGCCTGCCGCGCTCGCCGCGGCTGTGACCTCGGTCTACCAACGCGCGACTCAACCAGGGCTCGTCGTCTGGCGCGGCAAGGTCACCAGTCTGTTCCTGTCGAACCCGAACGTCTCGGTGGTGGCTCAAGCCTTCGTCGCGGTAGTGGGAAACGCCACCTGATCGATGTAGTCTGACGTCTATGGCCGCAGGCACTGTGATTTCTGGTGGATTCCCTGGTCGGGTCGCCCAAGAGGTGCAACCCAACCCCAAGTGCCATGGCTGTCTCCACTACGACGGTCAAGCAGGGCGCACCGGTGCATGCACGATCGGGCTCCGGCCTTGGTTGTGCGGCGACGGTGGCGCGGCGGAGATCGGCTACGCGCCGATCACGCACGGGGCGGGCTCGTATCTGCCCGACATGAGCAACCACGGCGCGCACGCGCGCGAGGTCGAGACGCAGTACGTGTCCGACCTCTATGGCTCGGGCTCGACCAAGCCGGTCTCGGTGCAGACGATGTCGCTCGGCGGCGAGGCGGTCGAGTTCATCAAGAGCATGGTCGACGAGCACATGAGCTTCGAGCGCTCGACGTGCCGGTTGTGCAAGAGCGCCGGCACGACGATCGGCGCGACGCCGTTCACCAACGACCCACAGGTCTGCACGTGCGTGCCGATCAAGGCGACCGACATCGCGAAGGCGCTCGTCGGTCGGATGAGCAACCGCGAACGCGTCGAGACGTCGTTCGACGACGTCACCGCGTTCGTCTACGACGTCGCGAAGGCCGGCTACAAGATGCCCGTCGCGAAGGCACCCAAGGTCGACGAGTTGATGAAGGGCTTCGCCTTCGATGGGCTCGGCAAGAGCTACACCGACGACTGGCTCTGCCAGTTCAAGGGCACACCGTTGTTCAAGGTCGCCCACCAGCTCTGCGAGCAGGAGCTGTCGATGCAGGAGGCGCAGCTCAAGCGACGCGAAGAGCGCGCGAAGCACGACAAGGCACGTTCGGCCGCGCTCGCTAAGCTGGAGAAGCCGTCGGAGAGCTACGACTGGCAGGAGGAGGAAAACATCCGTCAGCGCCTCCAGATCGCGAAGCAACGCCTCACGCTGAAGCTCGCCGAGCATCAGGCGAAGACGATGGGCGACGCAGCGAAGGCGGGATAACTCGTGGCCGTCGCGCAGACGATCTCGGAGATGCCGTCGTTGCCCGACGACATCAAGAAGGCGATCACCAACGCCTTCGAGGAGCTGCGCGAGAAGGCATGGTCGAACGAGGACAAGCTCGCGAAGGCGGATCCGTCGACCGACAACCAACCGAAGTCGTGGTTCGCCGACCCGTTCGCGCTGCTCGATTCGGTCGGCATGGGTTACCGCAACGCGCCGACGTACCTCACGTACGACACCTTGCGACAGGTGTCCGAACGAGACACGTACGTCGCTCCGATCATCCTGACGCGCATCGACCAGGTCGCGGCGTTCGCGCGCCCGCAACCGAACAAGTACAGCGTCGGCTTCAAGATCCAACCGCGCTACGGCGACAAGAAGAGGATCCTCACCGACAGCGAGCGCGAGCGCTGCGACGAGATCCAGATGACGATCCAGAACACGGGTCGCGAATACAACCTCGGTCGCGACGGCTTCCGGCAGTTCCTAGCGAAGTTCGTGCGCGACTCGCTCACGTACGACCAGGCGTGCTTCGAGACCGTGCGCACGCGCGGCGGCGGCGTGTTCTCGTTCAACGCGGTGCCGAGCGACACGATCCGCACGGCGACGCCGAAGCAGTTGAAGGGTACACCTCCGCGCGTCCGCGACCTCCGGCAGGACATCCAGTACGTCC